TTTACTTGCGTTCTCGTAGTGTGATTGGTTAGAAAGGTTCTTCATGTAACCTCTTAGGTTCTCTAGTTTTAATTTAGTCTGCTCAATGATGTCACCAGCGTTGTCATTCAATTGGTCTTTGTTGGTGACGTATCTTGAGAATGAATTTAATTTTGCGATGTCTTCTGAAGTTGAAACGATGTGTTGTCCAAATTCGTCATGTGGTCTTCCACCATTTGCAACGTGTCTCATCATTGCTCTAGCACCGGCTAAATGAGTCAACGGATACTTGAATCTTTCACCGTCTTCGTTTTCTATATATAAGGATTGTATCTGTCTTGATCTAGCACCTGGCATGGTCTCGTCAACTTTGCCTTTGTGTCTGATTATCAATTTTGTTTTGTCTAGGTTCTCGTAAGAACGTTTTGCTGTGCCTGTTAGACCTTCTGCAACTGCTTCATTTTTCTTTTTGTCTTTGTCTTTGTCGTACAATGTAATTTTACTGTCATGAGGCAAAGGTTTTAAATTAGGTTTTTCTCTATCACCTTTTGGCTGTTTGCCAACTTGCATCATAGGTGCCTCATTCACACCTGCTAATTTTGTGATTCTTGCTAGTTCTTCTGACATTTCATCAGTATTTACCGTTTTGTTCGTATCTGCAAGATTTTCATAGTCCTGCTTCGTTAGGTTGTTTTTTGTAATATCTCTGACATCAAACCTCATTTGATGTTCTACAGCGAAGTCTTTCAACTCCTTAAGGAATGCATACCATTCGTTCCTGCTGTCCTCGTCAATCTTATTGACTAGATCCCTGTTGTAGTACACTTTCATGTTCTCACCGTCTGCTAGGCTGATGCTTACTGAACCAAATGTATCAGCATCTTCTTGGAATTCAAACTCAAAGAACACAGCACTGCTTGGATCGGCTGTAGCGGCACCATTCTCATCACCTAGTCTGATGTTTGAGAACTGTGATCTAATCTTGTTGAATAAATCTTCGGAGTTTTTTGGGTTCATACAGTGTTATTTATTGTCATGTGGTGCTGTACAAGACTTCTACACGACTCTAAGTCCGGTATAACATCACCTAATTTTGAGTTTCTATAACGATCTAAAGCGTCGTTATAATAAAAAAAATCTTTTAATACATCTTTGTTAATTATGTGTGGTTTAGTGTAATGATCATATAATGCATTAACGATTGATGTTGTAGTACGTTCACTGTGCCAGTAACACTTGGTCGTTTTGGCCAGTTCTAGTGATCTTATCACCTTTTCAGTATTAGGATGATTATATGGATCTAGCACCTTAGATGCTGATTTTTCTCTGGATACCCTAGTAAAATCAGCGATATTCAATTGTATATCTGCCCTAGGAAACTCCGTATCAAAAAATTTCATTGTCTCTCCTAGGGTATCGACGTTATATATGCTTATCACTGAGACAAAAGATATTGGATGCTTTATGCCTAATCTATGAATATTTTCAATAACTTTACTAGTGTTGGTGCCCCATCTTACGTAGTCGTTGATTTTGGGTATTCCGTCAATACTACAACTGAATCCTAGTCGTTTGAAATGACCAAAAAGATCAATAAGCGGGTTGCTAATTTTGAGTGCATTTGTGTTGATCCTAAAATGAAAGTCGGTTTTGTTTTCTTTGATACATTTTCTTAGGAAATGATATAGTGACGGTTGTACAGTAGGTTCACCCCCGGCTACGTATATTCTACGTATGTGGTCAATTTCTTTAGGAAAATCGGTCATGACTTCCCAAGATTTTTTGGGATAAAGGTTGAGTAGTTTTTGATCGGTTATTTGTTCTCTTTCTTTCTCTATCAGGTGGCTGTAATTTGGTTCGCAACTACGGCACATTACATTACATTTATTGGTTGGCCTGACTTCATAGTAAACTGGTTTTGTTATTTTTTTAAGATCGTCCGTAGATTTTAATTTCAATTCGGTGGCCCATTTTATACTTTCTTGAATACGTGCAGAGTTGAATCCCCATTCTTGTTCAACATTATAACATCCTCTACAACCCTCCCTCTTTTCGCCATTGAGCATTTTTTGTCTGATTTTTACGAAATTTTTATCCGTCTGCCAGTCAGTAATTTCATTTATTTTAGTCTGAGGTGAGTAGTCCAAATGACAGGTTGTATGATGACCATCATATCCGCCGTGATATATCCAAGGGAACAAACAAAAACTTTTGTTTTCCTTAAACAAATTAGTCCAGTAACTAATAATCTCAAAATTCTCAAGATTCAATATCTTGATCTGAATTCCCAACTTTTTTAGATGGTTCAACAACTTGAATGTCGAACCGAATATGTCAGGATGTGAATACTGTTCCTGACTTTGATCTAAAAATATAGTTCTATCAACTTTTTCAGCAAGTTTTATTAAATCGGCTATTTCTAACCTATAAGTTCCTGTATGATAACAACCAGGTTCTAGGTCTTGTTTAATATCGGTGATTTCTCCACGAAAAGTTATTCCATTTTCTAGTGCATATTTTTCTGAAAGTTTGTGTCCCCATGCATCTTTTGACGAGTTATCTCCAATGCATAAAAATATTTTATTATCTGTCACCATCAATTATTATCCGGTAAATGATCCAAATATAGGCATTGGTGTAATTTCACTGGTTCTATCCGTCCATTTTTCAAATATTTTAGGGTCAAAATCCGCCAACACCTTCATCATTCGTGTCATCAATAGACAGGCACTAACTAGGTCGTCGTGTTGTCCTGGTTTAGCACTGTAACTCATTCCGGATGCTACAAAATCCTTTAACTCCGAAATTAGCAGTTGCGAATTAATCTTCATTTTATCGTTCTCTATAAGTTCTTTGAATTTAGTACATGCGTCAATTTTGTGTTTGGCTGTGGTGTTAAAACCTCTCCTAAACTTACGTCTGTGTCCTTTCCTGATGGGTTCTGACAGGAACATTCCCATTATGTTTTCTTCACCTATGTCCATGACCCTTAACAGTGCCGCTTCACCTATGGAGTTGTTCTCCATTGAATAAAATATCTGCGGTGTTGCTGATACATCTTTCTCCATTATCGTGTCATGTATGTGTTTGGTAATACCTTGTAAAATTCTTACCTGATGGTTCATTGGTGTCATATTGTGATGCCACTCTCCTACCTGTTCAAAAGTTGGAAGTTCAAATACTTGTATCGCGGCGTAGTCACCACCTGTTCCCATGCTGGGATCCAAGGATACCATATATGTGTGGCCCGGGGTTGGACGTTTGAACCAACGCACTTGCCCTGTGGTTTCGACCGGTGCTGTACCCTCCATATCTGCTAGTTGGATACTGTTAATCAGTGTCTCATCAAAGATCAAGAATTCACATTCGTGTTCCCTTCTGAATCGTTCCTCACCTATCCTGGCCTTTTCTGCGTCTGCCCATACTTGGTCCCTGTCCGGGTGTTCACTCCAGTGCGCCTTCATGGCATAGAAGCCGTTTGTTCCTACCAGTTTGTCATTGCCGTATTCATCAAATCTCTTGTTTGCTTCTTTCCAGATCATAGCGAACTGATCTTCATCACTATTGGGTGTTGATGTAATCATACACTTACCACCTGTTGATAGAGTTGGTGATAGTGATGTCCAGAATTCTTTAGCCTTCTCTGGTGGTTGCACGAATGCAAACTCATCACAATATATCAAAGTAAGTGACATACCCCGTCCTGTGTTTTCGGTGGTTGTTGTAGCCATTATCTTTGAACCGTTGTCAAACTCTATACTGTTCCTATTGTACTGGGTCACACCTGCCTTGATCCAACTGGGCAACATCTCATAGGCATAACGCACCCTTGACATGATGTCAGATGCACCTGCGTATTTGTGTGCCGCGATTAGTATCTGTGAATCTGGTCTGAACATGGCATACCATATTAGGAATCCTGATGCACAGGTGGTCTTACCAGTCTGTCTGGGTAGCATGGCAATGGAAAATCTGTGATCGTTGTAACTTTCGATAAGTCTTTCTTGGTAAGGAAAAGGTTGGAACGGTATTGATCCTTTTACCGGGTGTTGAATCTTCATGAATTGCTTCATAAAGTATAACGGGCCACTCTTAGGGTCCATACATTTTTCAAGTTGTTCCACTTGAGTCTTGCTGTATTTGTGTTTCTTATGCGCCTTCTTAATTTGGTCGCTATCTAGTGATACATAGGCCATAGTGTAGTATTTAACGCTGTTTGGTTGTGTAGAAAAGTATTACTTTGCTTCTTTGTCTTTGATGGCTTTTTTCATTGGTTCTTTTTTATCGCCATCTTTGTCCATGTCCAAGAAGTCAGGTTTTGCCGCTTCTTGATATGCAGTTTTGAAACTTTCGTATTGTATTCTAAGACTGTTAGCCAACTCTTCTTCAGTGATCTTATCTTCTGCCGCCATTGGATTGTCACCTGGAGAAACTCTTGGATAAGTTTGCTTTTGTCTGTTCAATCCACCTGAATGTTTGTTTACCAAACTGTCTATGTCTTGCACTTTTTCTTCAGGTTCGTTTGCGAACGTTTCTTCTTTTTGTTCGTCTTCTGGATTCTTGATTATGTCTCTCATTCTAGCCATGTCCATTGATCCTGCCGCATCGTCTTGATCCATGTCTGATCCTGGTTCTTGGCTAATCATGTCTTGGTCTACTTGTTGTACACCCGCTAATTTTAAAATCTGCATCATCATTGATGCTTCTTGTGGAGTGTCTGCTGAGATTTGAATTGCTTCTTTCACAGTTTCTTTTTTATCTTCTTTTTCTTCTTTGCCTGATTTTTTATCATGGTATGCTTTTAGGCCTGCTGGCATTTTGCCTTCAACTGCTTCCTCTGTTCCGTTTATGCTATCCCAGAAACCTGCTAGGCTCTCACCATGTTTTTTAATGAATTCTTCTCTAGACATTTTCTCTGCTTCGTCATGCAGGTAGTCTTTCATGCCACCTTCTGTCACTGCTTTTGGATTTGTCTTCTCAACGTTCTCCACTGCGTCTTTTACCAATTCAGGTTTTGATTCTGCTATTTCTTTTAATTTTGTTAACACGTCGATCATTTCCATAACTTATTTCCTTTTTGGGTCTGGGTGTGGGTTTGTTGATTTTGTAAGTGGACTAGATGTTCCGACTTCTTCTTTGCTCATCGCATTTTCTTTTTCTTTTGGAGCATCTTTGTTTACTTCTCTGTCTTTTAATAATTCTTTTAGTAATCCCATGTTATATTTTGTGCCTGTGTGCTCATCTGGATTTACTTTAGGTGCATCTTTGTATTCGATGTCATGCAGTTTGTTTGCGTATTCGGACTTTTTAGCAACTTGCATATCGTCTTGATATTGTTCTGTTGGCTCACCTGGTTTTCTTACAACCATGTGTGTCATTGGAATCCTTAGTAAGTCTGAAAGGTATTCATGCATCACTCTTGGTGACTCTGGGTAGTTTGTAGTCACGTCAAAGATAGTAACAGATTCATTGCTTAATCTTGGGAAGTCCAAAGGCAAGGTCATAATTGGTGTGCTTTTGCCTGCTGACATACTGGCAAGATCAAATTTTTGCAGTGCTGTTTCTAAAGCATTCTTATCAATGTCTTTAGGATCTCCTGCGATCTTAATTTTATAGTCATATGACTTAGTTGATTCTGTTAGGTAGTCTTGAAACGTGCTCATATGCAATATTTAGTCTTTTTTAAGTAGTTTCTTCATTAATTCGTTACGATCAGATATCACAAATCCGTCGCTTTCTTCCACTGGACCACCGTCTTTATTGCCGTCCTTGTCCAGTTTCATCTTCTTAAGTTGCAGTTCCACCATTTTGAGCTTCTTGTCTATCTTGCTACCCTTGGCATCTATGGCATTACGTAGGAAATTGCCCGCAACCTCAAATATACGTCCTGAATAACGAGAGTCAACGTTCATACCCAAGTCCATTAGGTTTTTGTAACTCTCTTCTGCCTCTATGGCCAGTTTGTCTAACTCCAGGTCTGACAGTTCTCCAAGCCCTTTTACTTGTGGTAGGGCGGCCGCTATCTTGTCAAACTCCGCGTAACTTTTCTGTAAATTCTTTTGTGTCTGAGGGTCTAGGTTTTTAGCAGATGCGTGTTGACCATTCGCTTCTTTTATCTTCTTGTCTTTTTCCTTCTTGTCTACCTCTTTGAATGCTTCTTTAACATTTGGTAAATTTAATATGTCTTCTAGTTTTTTTGTCATTACTCTATTTACTTACGTTTGCCATTGTGGAATAACTGTTCTTCTGACACCACCCTGAACTTGATCCGCCTCTGTTTAGCGTAGGCGTTAGCGGCCTCCCACTTGGCCATGTTTATTACAACTTGTTTCTTCTTGGCCATGCTCTTGCCAGCGGCCTCCATGGATGTCTGACTCATGGGTTTGACCTCCACCATCTCGGCATGCTTACGACCTTCCTTGTCTTGATAGACTATAAAGAAATCTGGAACATATACAGTGTACTTGCCCGTGAATGGATGCCTGTAAGGTATTTTGATTGACTCACTAGCCCATTGATAAACGTTTGGATGTTCGTCACACAATCGCATGAATGAGTGTTCCCAACTTGATCTGTATGTTGGTGTTTTCGTGCCTACGTACTTCTCTGCATTCTTGGGGGAGAACTTGCCCCTAGCGAATCTTGGTAACATTAGTCTATGATGTTTCTAGATATTGTCTCTTTTGTGTCCAGTGTTTTCCTCACACCTAACCTACTAGACTTGTACCTGTTGGCGTTTAATATTATGGTTATCAATTCAGACAATAGTGATGGTGTGGCATATGTCAACTGATCTAATATTTGTTGTGGTTTGATATTGTCAATTTTTGCCTGTGAAAGTATCGCGTATGCTGTCGACTCTGCCGCTGTTCTTGAGAAATTACGTTTGACAAAGAATGCTATGGTACTGTCATACTCTCCAACGTTGAACTCATAGTTGCCTTCGTAATTGGTAGTGGTCAGTTTGTTCACTGTGTTCTGCAGACTATCGCTGTCTTTTGGTGGTAGGTTTGTGTAGAATTCAGCCATTATAATGTCGCTTTCTCGGTTGCTATCTCAACATCTTGTGTCTGTCTTTCTATTTTTATGTATCCTTCTGTGACCAACTTTCTTACATCAGTAATTGCTTTATTGGTGTAAACATTTTTTACAGTGTCCGATGAACCCTCATACTCTATATTTGATTCTGCCACTGTCAGGCCTTTACGAGAACCTATGTCTTTGTAGTATATACCAGCCGCTATTTCGTCTCGGACGTTTGTATTATTTGAAACCAGATCAAATGATTCGTTGGTGCCCAGGAAGTTCACTGTGTCTATCTCGGCATTCATTATCACTGTGTTATTGGCTTGATTCTTGTTGTCTGCTGTACCTCTGGATGATGCTATTGCAACGCCCGCCACCACTGCCGCACCCACACTAAACTGGGAGATGGGATTGGTTATCGAACCTGCCTGTTTGCCAACTTCCAGTATTCCATCTTTGGCAATGCCCTTTAGTTCTTCCTTCACTGCTGACTTCTTGATCTTCTTGGCATTGTTGTAGGTGTTGGATGCACCCAGTATTGCACCTAATATGTTTCCTGATTGCACATTCCTGATAACAGAGCCAATGCCATCCACGACTCCGCCAGGACCAAACACACTGTTTGTTCCGCCACCTAGTACTGTTAAAGGACTAGGCGAGCTGTCGTAATTTATTGTTGCAAATCCAGGCACGGTGTTCTTGTTCACGATACCTGACTTGTATATCACTGTTTCGTATAGTATCTGCATAGTATTGTTCATTATACCTTGACCGTCTGCTTGGTCTAGATTGTCGTGGGAGAAAGAACCAATTACAGGATTGACTAGAGTCATTGATGTGAATCTCTGCTTATGTAACACAAAGATCTCTATGCCTTTGAGGTATGGCTTCTGTCTTTGTTTTGGTGTGTCCATACCAAACTTGGTTGTCTGTCTCGCACTGCCAAAATTATAATAGTCGTCCTTGGTGTTGGATATGGTTAGGTCACTGTTCATTCCTATTGAATCTGCTATGTTGTACTCGTAATACTTCTTCCAGAATGCGTTCACTGTGTCTGCATGATCATCGTGGAATGTTATGTTTACAGGTTCATACGCTATCCTAGTGCCTGCATACATCTTTTTGTTGTACTGTGTCTTCTCCTCGTAACTCATGTTGTATTTGGGTAGGTCGCACTGCTTGACCAACATGTTCAACTGGTACCTCTCGTTGGAGTTGAACCCGTTCACGAACAATGTTTCGTCAGTGTTGAATACCACATGGAACAGAAACTTCTGTTTTGGCATCAATTTGAAATTGTCGTCTATGTACAATCTAGATGCGTGTTGGTAGTCTTTCATACCTGGTAATCCGTCCTGGAAACCTTTTAGGAAGTTGTTTATGCTTGGCATACTCGTATTTATGGTCACAAAAAAAGCGCCTATAAAGACGCTTTTGATGTTATAATTGCTTACTTAATTTTTGTATTACTGTCCACCACCAGTACTCAAAGTACCGATCGTTCTAGCCACCGCTGTTCCAATTCCTGTTCCTGTCGGAGATTGAACTGCGTTGTCGTATCTTACTGACATTGTGATAGTTGCTGGATCTGACGTAGCGTATGCTAACGAGTTGTAGTTCACGTTTTCAATGTACGCACCGTATAACTCAAATGTTTCTAATACATTTGGTGTACTTGCTCCGTTACCACCATCAAGCATTTCAATTTTTGTTGTGAATTTGTAATCAATACCAGATGCCGCTGAACTCTGTTCAAAGAAATCAAACTGTTTCTGGATCTGCTCACCAACCAGTTTAGTAACTGAGTTGTTTACATCATCTCTTAAAGTGATTGTGATTGGATCCCAAGTGTGTTTACCTGCAACATAAACTTTTGAGTTGTACACGTCTAGTGTGACTGTGTCAAAAGTCAAGTTAGGTCTTGTGATATCAATAACTTGTTTTGTTAGTTCTGATCTTGGTGTTGATACTCCAAAATTTTCAAGTATTGCTCTGAAACGATATTGTAGTTTTGGCATCAATAAACCTTGTGATGCCGAACTTTGATCGTTTGCTAAAGGTACTGTAAATTTTGATAAAGTTGATATTGCCATCTGTTTCTCCTATTTATTCCAAAATTAGTTCCCTAAATTTGCAATCTCTCCTGTGTTTTTGATTCTTAGTGGAATGTAAATGAACTCAACTGATTTGATCGGCTCAATTGCTATGTCCACGTACAGTTCGTTTCTGTCGATCCTTGTAGGTGTGTTGTTCGTGTCATCACAAACTACTAGGAAGTCATATAACGCTCTCTGACCAACCAATTCTAACAAGAATGATTCTACTGCCGCTTTGATCTCGTTCCTAGTCAATTCATCATTTGGTTCAAATATGAACGGTTTCGCGATCGCATCCAGTTGTGTTCTTAGATACACTGCCAATCTCGAAACGTTGATCCTGTCCAATGCAGAACTTGCCGATGTTTTAGTCAAGTTACCGAAGTTAACGATCCCTGCACCTGAGAAGAAAGTGATTGGATTCACTTTGACCTCGTGCATTGAATCTCTCACTGACTCCGTAACAGATATTGTTTGGAATTCTCCACTTGCTGTGTCGATGT